GTAGGAGTATTTTGTAATAACTCAAGAAGTACTGTTCAAATGTTAGAATATGCAAGGATACACCAACCGAACTTGAAGAAGTTTATCTACTTTAGTACGGACGAAGTGTACGGTCCAGCCCCAGATGGATATAACTTTACGGAGGAGGATAAGTTGAGACCCAGTAATCCGTATAGTGCGGGTAAGGCAGCGGGAGAAATGATTACAATGGCTTATGGAAAGACCTATGACTTCCCGTATTTGATAACAAATACAATGAATGTGTTTGGAGAAAGACAAGACCCTGAGAAGTTAATACCTAAGTGTATGAAGACAATTCAAGAGGGAGGGGTTATGACTATACATGGAACAAAGGGAAATGTGGGTAAAAGGCATTGGCTTCACGCAAGAAATTCGGCGGATGCAGTAATCTTTTTGTTAAAACATCCTATTGCAAAGGATAAGGTACACATAGTTGGAGATATTGAGATGGACAACCTACAAATGTTTAAGTTAGTTGCAAAGTATATGGGAAAAGAAGAGGTGTTAGAGGGGAGAGATTATGTATATTTAGACTTCCATAGTACGAGACCAGGACATGATTCTCGTTATGCAATGAGTGGTAAAAAGTTAGCAGAATTGGGTTGGGTTGCACCAGCAAGTTTTGAAGAGAGTATTAAAAATATGGTAGAATGGACACTAAAACACCCAGAATGGATTAAATAATTTGACAAAAGGTAAAAATTAGTTTTATATTGGATATAATTTGTTCACCTACTGCCAATGGGAAAAGAAGCCGATTATGTAACTTCAAGTATAGGAGAAGTAGCATTTTTATTATGGCATCAGATTTATCCAGATGATTTAACTTTTAAGCCCTTTGTGGGGTGTGTTTATCACAATCCTAAAGTTAACTGGGGAGAGATAATAAACTCTTATTGGTTAGGAGAAAAAATACCTTCTTGCGAATTGTCAGAGTGCATAGTGGTTGCTAAGAGAATGCTAGACAAGGGCGAGATAAACAAAAAGTGGTACAGAGAAATGAGAGAAGCGATAGAAGATATTAGGGAAGATTATGTCTTTCCAGTTGTTTAAAATGTTATTTAAAATGGTATAATATATAAAGATGTTTGAGGATTTTAAATGGTATAAATACTTAAAGGGACACCCAACGGCATGGGAAGGTCATATCCTTTATATTTATAATCAGATACCAGAGTGGAAGCCAAAGACCATTGTAGAGTTAGGTGTCTATTTAGGGCACTCTCTTGCTACTATGGCTGAATCTTGTTTAGACCATGATTTGGACACAAAACTGTATGGGATAGACCACTTTATGGGAGACGAGCACGCAGGGAAGTTTGGAACAGAAGTAGAGGATATAGCGACCAAATGTTTGTCCGAATATCCGAATGTTACACTAATTAAAAAGTCATTTAACCGAGCCCTTGAGGATTGGGATGGTGCTATTGACTTGCTCCACATAGATGGTAGGCATTACTATTCTGATATTAAAGAAGACTTCACCAATTGGAGCAAGTTTGTACCCAAGGGGGGGCATATTATTTTACATGATACTCAGGTTACAGAGCGAGACTTTGGGGTCAAAAAGTTCTTTAGTGAATTACAGGAACAGTATCCTGGCTGGAAGTTTGGCGAGAGACTTGAATCTAATGGATTAGGTATAATTACAAAACTATGAAGACAATCGTATACAGTGCAATTTATGGAAGTTATGATACACCAAAGGCACTCCCTTTAGAGGAGAAGCCTATACTGTTTACTGATAATTTAGAGAGCGATTGTTGGGAAGTAAGAAAAGTGGAAAGACCAGAGCAACACCCACGAATGAAGGCCAAGTATTTTAAATGTATGCCACACGAAGTTTTGGACTGTGATGTTAGCATTTGGATAGACGGAAGTGTTGAGTTAAAAGTCCCTAATTTTGTACAGTGGTGTTTAGATCAACTTGGGGACAAAGACATGGCACTTTTAAAGCACCCTGAGAGAGACTGTATTTACGATGAGGCAAATTTTTGTCAATTCATGCCCAAGTATCAGGGGGTGCCAGTCCTTGAACAAGTGGAAGAATATAGAAAGCAAGGCTATCCTGAGCACAATGGATTGTGGGCTTGTGGGTTGCTTATAAGAAGGCACAATGACAAGGTAAAAGCATTTAACAAACTCTGGTGGGAGCATAACAAGAAGTATACTTATCAGGATCAGTTGAGTTTTCCTGTTTGTGCTAAGCAGGTAGGGCTTGATATAAACACTATTAACATGAACCTATGGAATAATGATATATTCAGTGATGATACTTCTAAGCATAAGAACGAACTATGACGATAGGAATACTTGCTACAGTTTACATAGATAACGATGTTACTTATAACCAGGCCTTAAGGGCATTGGACACCATGAGGAGCAAGTATAAGTTAGTGTTTTATGCCAGGGTTACGAAACTTGATAACAATTACAGGGAGATACTACAAAGATTTAATGTTGTGGACGAGAACAGCGAGAATATTCTCTCAAAAAGTTGGAACAAGGGGGTTAAAAGGGCTTTAAAAGAGGGGTGCAAGTATGTGATAATCCCCAATTTAGATATAGAACTAAGCGATGGGGCGATAGATAATTTGGTAGATTATGCAGAGAAAGACAAGGAGAGTGTAATGTGGAGTGGTCGGTGCCTTAATTCTATTGCTAATTACCCTTCAGGGGATTTTGTGGTTAATAGTTTCGAAGTTTATGACCATTATGCTTTCTTCATGGTAAATGATAGGCTATTTAAAGAGGTGGGGAAGTTTGACGAGAAGTTTATCCCTGCCTATGGGGAAGATGTGGATATGCAGTATAGGATTGATTTAAAAGGCAGAAAAAATATGTGCGTAGAGAATGCCAGGTTTATACATTATGGACAGACGACGGTTAAAAACTCTCCTTATTGGAGGGGGCATAATTGGCAAGACCAGGCTCATAAGTATTTTATAGAAAAGTGGGGAGCGTTCCCTAGATCTCAAATATATAAAACACCTTTTAACAAATGAACTACTTTGTTTACAATCATCATGACTTTTGGCAATGGGATATTCCTGATAACGAGCTAATGGAGAGTGAGGTAGTTTTTATGTGGGCAGATTTTCCATTTAGAAATGAAGTGAAGACATTCCAAGAGATGGGTAAAAAGGTGATAGTTTATGAACATGGATTTGGTGCATTGTTTGATTATGAGCTAAACAACAGAGATTTTATTGCTGATGGATACTTGGCACTAGGAGATGAGAGTAAAGAATCTTTAATAAGAGCGGGAGTAGAACCTAAGAAGATACTGGTAACGGGCAATCCTATATATGATGATATTAAAAAGACTAAACACACGGGTAACAAGGCGTTGTTTGTAGCACTACACTGGGTTGATGACAAGAGTATTTATAATCAGGGGACATTCAAACAGTTGATAAAGGCGTACCCAAACCTAGACTGGACAGTAAAACTTATAGACAAGAGTGGAGATGTTGTAACTGAGTGGTTTAACAAAGTAGAGGGTGGTGGTATATTAGAAGACATAAAGGCTAAGTTGCCTGAGTATGATATGGTGTTTACTCCAAGACCCTCTACCTTTGAGAGCTTTGCTAGACTTATGGGAATACCTGTTTATGTAGTTGATGAAGAAGAGACCTATAAAGAACTAGGAGACCCTGTTAGAGTACCAATAAACAATACATACCTGAAGATAGGAGAGAAACTTCTTAAGCAAAAGCCTATTGATATGGATAAGTATATAAAAAGACCTAGTTTAAGTTTAGATTTAATTTTAGATTGGACTAAAACACTATGAGCGAAGATGTAAGTAAACCCTATACAACAATTACACTAGAGAGCAAAAAGAATTATGAAGAGGGCTGGGAAAGGATATTTGGTAAAAAGAGAAAACTAAAGGCACAGTTGCACCAGATAAATAACCAGAGACACAAGATAATAAACAGCATACAATCTAAAGGTGGTAGAACTGAGGCTAGAGAAGCAGAGTTGTTATCTCTTAAGAAGAAGAGAGAAAAGATTTTAAGAGAATTAGACAGGCTAGAATAGTGGTATAATAGTATATATTAATGGATAAAGGGGGTTGTATTTAAGCCTATAGAGGTAAAGAAATGAGTAAATCAACAACAGAACAACAACAAAATAGTAAGGACAATAGTATATTAGAAATGCTTGAACAAAGAGCACTTAATGAGTTTCTTGCAGAAGATGATGGTGGTGTAACTAAGAGAAGAAGGCTTTTAGAGGTTGCTTATGAGAAGGCTAAGAAGGGAGATGGCGCTATGATAAAGCTTCTTTATGACAAGTTGTATCCTAATGCTAAGCAGTCAATAGATGTAACAAGTGGAGGAGACAAGATATCATCAGGAATAGTTATTCAATGGGAGGACGATGAAGATATACAGACCACATAAATATCAAAGGATGTTCCATAGTAGCAATGCAAGGTTCAGGGCTTTTATAGCTGGTCGTCGTGGAGGTAAAACGACCTCTGGAACAATGGAGGCATTAGCTTTTGCTTATGGAGAGAGTATAGACAGAAAGAAGAAGATACAAACACCTACGCATGGGTGGATCATATCGCCGACCTATCAGATGTTAAAAGACATTAACATACCAGTATTGATGGATTGGTGTGACCCAGAGGTTATTAAAAGTTGGAATAAGTCAGATAACAGACTAGAGTTTAAGAATGGAAGTACAATAACTTTGAGAAGTGGTGAGAATCCAGATAGGTTAAGAGGAGTAGGTTTGGACTGGGTATGGTTAGATGAGGCTTGTTTTATGAGTAAGCAGGTGTGGGAAGTAATTTATCCTGCACTAACAGATAAAAACGGTGTAGCATGGGTAACAACAACACCGCAAGGATATGATTGGGTGTACGAGACATTTTATAAACCTGCTATACAGAAAGAGCCTGGATTTGAAGCATGGAAGTTTACTACACTAGATAATCCATATATTGACAAAGGCTTAGTAGAACAGGCGAGGAAAGATTTAAGCGATATGATGTTTAAGCAGGAATATTTAGCCTCTTTTGAGAAGTTTGAAGGACTCATATATCCAGATTTTAATGAGTTAAGACATTGCAGAGAGAGTGAGAAAGCAGTAACAGACATATACTTTGTAGGATTAGATGTAGGTTGGAATCACCCTACTGCTGGTCTTTTAGTTAAGGAAGATATAAATGGTAACCTATTTGTTATAGACGAGTTTAGAGAGCAGTTTCTAACGGCTAAAGACATCAGTAATCAGTTAAACGGAATGCTTATCAGGAATGGATTAAGAGAACAGGATATACAAATGTTTGTTATTGACCCAGCGAGTAAAGGAACACAGCAGACAAGTGGACAAAGTATGATGTTCCAATTACAAGAGGAAGGTTGGGGATTTGTTCCTGCTAATAATGATGTTATGGCAGGTATTAACAGAGTAACTAGAATGTTTAGAGAGAATAAGTTGTTTATATCAAAAAGATGTAAGAACTTAATTGAAGAGTTAAACAATTATCATTGGAGAAAATGGAATGAAGAGAAGGATAGTAGCAGAAGTGAGCCATTTAAGTTAGGAGAAGATGAGTGTGATGCTTTAAGATATGTCGTACATTCAAGACCAGACTATTTTGAACACCCTAAAGTTAATATGTATGGAGAACTGGAAAAAGAGGAAGATGATGAAGAGGTTGATGTTAATGATTCAATAGACAATTTAATGTCAGGAGACAGTTTTATCTAATATGTTATAATTGTATATATGGAAACAACAGTCATAGTTTTGTGTATTTTACTTGGTATTGCAGTAGTGGCTCTAGGAGTTATAGCCTCTTTGCAGGTGATAACGGGCTCTAGTGAGAGAAAGGAACTACAGAAGTTACTTAAGGCAAGAGATTTACCAGAGTTTACTACTTATGGAGAAAAACCCGAAGAAGAAGAGATAGAAGATACCAGTAATCTAGTAGAATTGGAGAATATGGATACTGTTATACAGGAGGCAATAGAAAAGACTTTTAATAAAAAGGAATAAAGAACGAGGAGTATTAATCTAGTTTAGAATACAAATGGTAAGCACAGCTCAAGATTACGAGGAGAAGGGTCGTAAGAAGAAGTACGACAAAGAATATTGGTTATCCTATACTAAGGAGAAGTTTGATGAGAGTAGGAATTGGAGAGGCAATAATGTTGAACTTCAATGGTTTGTGAACTACATGTATTACAAGGGTAACCAGAATCTCAAGTATGATAAAGTAACAGGAACATTTATAAAGGATGTTAGAAACCCATTAACATTTTACATCAATCATACCTACATGGTTTGTAGGGCTGTCAGAAATGCTGTCATGAAGGCTAATCCAACTTGGGATGTAGACGCCTTGCCGTATGGAGAACTAGATAGTGATACTTCAAGAATATTAGGGGAGTATTTAGCTTTTCAATATGATAAGCTTAACTTAGAAGAGAAGGTAAACAAAACTTTACTTTATGGGTTGCTTTATGGATTAGGGATATTCCAGTATGGGTATGATGACAGATTGGACAATGGAGAGGGCAATGCTTGGATAGAAACCTTAGACCCATTTGATACCTATATTGACCCATATTGTACAAGCATGGATGACGCTAGGTATGTGATTAAAGTTATGAGTAAACCTTATGAGTTGTTAGTTGATAATCCTAATTATGATAAAAAGGTAGTAGAGAACTTAACAACAACTTCTACTTTAAGCGAGAGCGATTACAAGAACTTAATCCTTAACAATGAGAACAATATCAGTAACACCAGTAAGAATGTAATATTGCACGAAGGTTGGTTTGTAACCAAAGAGGGAATAAGAGTAATAACTACAAGCCCACAGAGTAATGAGATTTTAAGGAATGAGTTAACCACCTTTAAGAAGTTGCCTTTTGAGCTTTACCAGCCTGATATTAATGTAGGAGGTATTTATGGTGAGGGCTGGGTAAAAAACATTGTACCACTCAATAAAGCTGCTAACTATTTAGAGACTTCCAGACTTGAGTATAACATTCTCATTAACAAGGGAAGATTACTTATACCCAAAGGGGCTGGAGTAAAGAGTGTTACTAATCAAAACGGAGAGAAGATTTACTATAAAGCAGGGTTTAAGCCAGAGTTTCTACCTACACCTCCAATGGGGAGCGATGTGGATAGACAGATAAATGCACTAGGGACATATATACAGCTGATAGGTGCTGCTAATGAAGCCTTTATAGGACAAACACCAACGGGAGTAAAGAGTGGTATTGCTATTGAGACCCTGATTGCTTCCAACTTTAATCAGTTATCAGACCTAGTCAATAATCTAGCTAATACCTTAGCCAAACTAGGAGAGGACATACTACAATTAGGATATGAGTATCAGTTACTTACAAAGCCATTTAGAGCTTCAAGTGGGGAGTATTACGGAATATTGGGTGGTGGATTAGAGCCAAAGGATATGGAAAGACTCATAAAGGTTGTAAGTATACCAGCGAATCCAGAGGTTAAGGTAAAGATAACAAGTGGAGTAGCACATACCAAAGAAGCAAAGAGAGATATTCTAATGACTTTAAGAGCGGGTGGAGATGTTAGCAGACAGACCCTACTAGAAAACTTGGGTATTGACCCTAAGGTAGAGCAAGAAAGAATAGTACAAGAGCAGACACCACAGGGATTACCACAAGGAATGCCAGAAGGATTAGAAG